CTAGGATAGATTTTGTGGATAAGGAACAAGAGGGAGTAAAGGTAATTTTGAAGTCCTGTACAGGGGCTATGGTAGAAAGAATTGGTTTGGCAACTGTATTTGATGATGTAAAAGCATTTAAAGGTTTTTTAGGTTCTTTGGATTTAAGCTTCACGGGGTCCATAGGAGATTTAACAAATTTTAAAATATGGGTTAATAATTACTTTGCCTTAAACGTTGAGGAAGTCCATACAGGAATAAAATTCCTTAAAAAGAATGATGTTCGGATGCTAATAACAAATGATGGCGCGATGATGAAAGGTAGAATTAATAAATCTATAAAATGTGAAGAGGGAACTGAGGTTAATATCGCAGATATAGAAGATATTAAAGCTGAAGAGATGCGAGACGTGATGAAAAATTTGTTTACATTTTCAACATTTGAAAAAACTTTCAGTATAGTTGGATCAATAGTTAACTATCTTGCAGTAGAGCAAAGTCAGGAATTAAAATTAAAAAATCATATTCTCTTTATCATCGGGGAAAGTGGAGGCGGAAAGAGTACTATTTTAGAAAAGGTTATAGCTCCTATACTAAATTACCCACTTAAAGATAAAAATAGTATTGGAATTATTTCTCCATTTGCGCTTATAAAAAATTTAAGCGATGGCAATTACCCTTCACTCTTTGAGGAGTACAAACCGAGTAAAATGGACAACTATAAAGTTGCAAAATTAAGTGAAGTATTTAGAAATTTATATGATAGAACAACAGTTTCCAGAGGAGATAAGAGCTTTAAAAATAAAACTTTTCAGTTTAACAGACCGATGATACTGGTTGGGGAAGAATCTTATCCCAATAGTGAAAAGGCATTAATGGAAAGGTCTTGCATAATTTATGTGTCGATGAGAGAGAGAATTAAAGAGCACACACAAAGCATGACATGGCTTGCCAACAATGAAAGCATATTAAATAAACTGGGCAAAAGTTTAATAGAAACTATATTGGAATTAAGTACAGAGGATTATAAAAAAATAAGAGACTCCATAAAAATTAATAAAGATAGGCTGAAAGATAGAACTTTAAACACCGCCATTAATATATGCAGCGGCATAGAAATATTTAATCTGCTGCTGAAAAAATTAGGGCTAAAACAAATATCTGGTTACACAGAGTGCATTATAAAGAATATAGAAGAAGAAGTTTTGGACAATAGGGAAGAGGTTTTATCTCAGGTTGAATTAATGATCAAGCAATACAATTCTATGATAGAAGATGGTAGAGCTAGAGATATAAGTACTGTAATTCAAAGAATTGGCGATGGATTATACATTAAAAGCTCAGAAATGTTGAACCAAATAAATGAATATCTTAGAAATGTTAATAGTACCTGGGTTCCTTTGGATTTGAAAGATTTCAGAAAACAGGCAATGAAAGCAGGATATTTAACAGGTAAAGGGAATAAATCTATAAATATTAGTGTAAACGTAGAAAGAAAAACAGTAAGGTATGACACTTGTGATATTAATTTATTCCGCAAATTGGACGTAAATATGATAATTTCTCAAGAGATAGAAGAGGTCAACGATTCAGATAATGTGATTCCATTTAAATGATTTGGGGGTGTTACAGTTGTTACACCAGTGTTACAGTAAAATTCAAAAAGTGTAACACCTTCTAAATTAGGCTATAGGCTATTTTTAAGCCTCTCTTTATATATATATTACAGTATTACAGTATTATATAAATATATATATATATACATACACAGTTACCTTACTATATACTCTCTATATATATATGCATAGTGTTTTTTTAGAAAGTGTAACACTTTTTAAAATAGCTTCAAAATAAGGCTATGATTAGGTTTGAGAGTTTTGAAAAGTGTAACAGTTGCAAAAAGGCTTAAAATGGCATCAAAGCCAGTGGTACGTAAGGCTAGAGTACATTTCAAAAGTGTAACACTTGATAGATTAGGAGAGTAAAAAGGGGTGTAAAAGTGGCTAAAATTGATTTTAATGACATGTATTTAGGTAGAATTAATCAAATTAACATAGATATTAAGGTTGCTATTAATAAAAAAGACTGGAAATTGAAAGCAAAACTAGAGGCTGAGAAGAAAATTAACGAGGAAAGAATTAATAAATAAAGCTAAAAGCACTAAGGAGGTACGAAGTTGGATCTATATAAGAGAACAGAATCAGTATTGTATAATTATAAAAATACTCTTGCAGAGATTAAAAATATTGATTTAGAAATAGAGCATATAGAATACGTTGGATGTGGTGCTATGAGTTATGAAGAAAAGTCAGCTCCAACTAATCAATTCAGTAGCAGTGTTGAAAATGAAGTAATATTAAGAGAAAAGAAAAAACAGCAATTATCCTATTTAAAAGTAGAAAATGTGTTATTAGTTAGTAAAATAAATAATGCATTGGAAACGTTGGATGTAAGATCACATGATATTATCTCAATGAAATACTTTAATAATCTTAATTATAGAGATATAAGTATTAAGCTAGATCTGACAGAAGAGTATATAGGCAATCTAAAGAAGGAAATTGTAAGGAAATTGAGTGGTTTAATATTTGTTTAATATTGTATATGTTCCATATCATAGTAGTAAACTATAAATAGTGAAAGAGTATCCAATGCGGGTGCTCTTTATTTTGTTGTATATGAAGCATATGTATCTATAGAAAGTTACTACAGAAGAATACAGAGGGAATATTCCTATATAGGTATAATTGTATTGAATAAATTAAAATGTCTGTATTACGTCGTAAGGGTGTCGGATTGTAGGGAGGTGAAGTTTTAATTGATTTGGGATGAAAAGAAAGAAAAGGCACTTGAATTAATGGTTGAGAATCAGCTTAATGATACTGAGATTGCTAAGGTTGTAGGGTGCGCAAGACAAACACTTTATGATTGGAAGAAGTTAGAGGAGTTTACTGCAGAGCTAACTCAGCGACGACTGGCAAAAAAGAAACGCATATTAGAGTTTGGTGAGGTTATCCTATACAACAGCTATGAGATAGCCTTAAACAAGATAGCTTACGACATAGAACATGGTAGTCCAAGGAATAGTCTTATAGCTGCTATGTGGTGGGCTGAGAAGATAGGTGGCAAGCCAACGACTAAGGTTGATATAAGCAATACTACTGAGAACAAAGATGTAGTTGGCAGGGATGTACTGGATGCTGAGATGAATGAGTTAGACAATGATTAAGAATATGAATAGAATATGAACAAATAAGGTCATAATGTCACTGTTTATGTAGTACGTGACGCAAACCCATTGGATTGGTTAAATAAATGTCGCGAAAGTTTCATTTCACGACATTTACAATTTGTTCATAATTAAAAAAAGAAAAAATAAATGAGGGGGGTAACCTTCTAAAATGAAAAAATCCCAAAACCCCCAGGTTGGGTTACACAGTTTCTATAATATTTTTTTAGGTTGAAGAACCAGTCAAGCCTCTTAATAATGCTCAAATAGACTGGACATTTTATTGTAAATGAGGTGAGAATAGTGAATGGTAAAGTAAAACTAAAGCTATTAACTTACTGGAAAGATGAAAACCTTGAATGTTGTTGCCCAAGTCACAATAGATGCAACAAAAATCATGGGTGTGAAGAACTTGAATTTACATTAGATCCTTATGCAGATAGTAAAGAGTGTATGAAGCATGATAGCCATATCAGAATTAATGGTAGAGTGCAACAAAGAAGGTGAGTTAAGTGGAAGATATAGAAGTAGATGAACACAAAGTTAATAGGCAATTATTATATAAATATTTAAAAAAAATATTTCCACGTGACAAAGCAAGAGATTTAATGAATAAACATAAGGACCATTTATTTGATTATCATGGTTTAGCTTGGTCTGTTGGTAAAAGATCTTTAGAATTTTTCTGTATGTATTTTCTTCAGGATGTATTCCTGGTTAAAGAAGATAATGCTGCAGCTCCAATAGCAGAAGTACACAGGGAACTCTGGGAAGATATACAAGAGTCTATAATTGGTGAGGGTCCTGAACAAATAGGAAGAATACTTCCTAGAGGAACAGGTAAAAGTGCTTTTGGTACTTTTGCTACTACTATTTGGTGCCATTGTTATGAATTTAAGAAATATACTTTGATTTGTTCAGACATAGGCAGTACTGCTGAGAAATTCATTAAAGATATAAAAAACACATTTTTAAATAATGAATACATTGAAAAAGCTTTTGGAAAGCTCCTGGATGATAAAGATAAAAGATATATTTGTAATTCTACACAGTTAGAGTTCACAAATATATCTTTTTTAGAGGCCATTTCTTCAAGCTCTCCCATGAGAGGAAGAAAGTATGACAACACAAGACCTGATCTTATTATACTTGATGATTACCAATCCGAGGATGATGTAAGAACTGAAGATGCCAGGTTGAAAAAGTGGAAGCGCTTCAGTGATGATGTTAAGTATGCTAGTCAGAAAGCTTTATATCGTGCAGGCAAGAGAATCAAAAGAGGCACTACCTTTGTTGCTGTTGGAACACTGCAGCATAAAGAATGTTTCTATAGCCGGTTAATCAAGCAACCAACCTGGAAGTTTAAAAATAAAAAAGGTGTGCTGATTGATGATTTCATAGATGAAGAGGGTAAATTAGTTAACGGACTTGATCATTATTTTGATACTGGCCTCTGGAAACAGTTTAAGGATATTTTATTTGACTTTAAAAATGAGAATCACTTAGAAGATGCAAAAGAATTTTACTGGTGGTATCAATCAGAGATGCAGTTCCCTATGTTATGGTCTGAATTTTGGGATTGTTTAGATATGGCCATGCAATATTATGAAAATCCGGCATCATTTAAGCAAGAGGTTCAAGGTGATGTTAATAGCATTGGTGAGAAATGGTTTAAGACAGTCAGAACCGAAACGCGCGCTGAGATTGAAGCACATACATTTATTAAAACAATGTTAGTTGTAGATCCTGGAGCAACAGCAAATGTTACATCCGATTACTCATCATTTTTAGTTGGTTCTGAGGGTGAAAATAAATTAAAGTATGCTCGTAAGGCAGAACTTGCAAAAATAAATGCAAGAACTAATTTTGATGATTATATTAAGCATATGGTAGATTTATTAAAGGAGTATCCTGATATAACTCATGTATCCATTGAAAAAAATACATTTAATGGTGCTGATGCTTTTCAACTTGAGAAGTCAATTGGTGAGGATCCTGTGTTGAGGTCCAAAGGCATAAAGATTATCAATGATGCTCAGAAGAAAAATAAAGATGATAAAATTAGTACAATAATACCATCTATGAACAAAGGAATGATTGTGTTTGCTGAAGAAGATAAGGAATTCACAGACCAGATATTAGAGTTTGCAGGGCAAAAATTTTCAATTCATGATGATGCTCCTGACGTAACTGCAGAATTTAACTTGAAGATTGATGAAATAAAAGTAGTTCAGAAAGCAAAACCATTTGATAGGAGTAAATTAATTTAGGAGGTGATAAACAAATGGAAAAATTAGAGCAATTATTAAATTCCTGTTATGGCGATTTTAATAATAATTTATTTAAAAATAAAATGATGTGTGACTATTACAAAGGTAAAACTGAAGCTTTAGAAAATTATAAGATGGTGACTGCTAGATCTAATTTAAAAACTAGAGTAAATTACATTAAAAAATTTATAAAAGAAGAAGTCTCTTATACTCTGGGAAATAAGATTTCATATTTGAGTAAAAGCAGCAATACAAAAATAACTGATGCTATTGAATATAATTTATCACATTGGTCAGAAAAACATGATCAAAATTTATTAAAAAATAGTTTGAAGTATGGTGAAGCTTATGAACTTTATTATATTAATAAACTTGGCGAGTTTTGTTCGCGAATACTTACTCCTTTAAATGGTTATGTACTGGAAAATGAGGATGGAGATATTGAATTAGCACTTCATGTTTTTACAAAGAAATTTGATACTACTATTTTTATTGATGTTTATATGGAAGATGTAATATTGCATTATAAGGGTGGTATTAGTAACACTTGCTTAATAGGTAATGATGCCCATTACTTTGGAGAGGTGCCTATAAGCGTTTGTGCTATTTCTGAGGAAGTAGAAGATGATACTATATTCAACGATATTAAAGGGCTCCAGGATGCATATGAAACTAATCTATCTGATATAACCAATGAAATTTGTGATTTTAGAAGTGCATATTTGGTAGTTACTGGTGTGGATATAGAAAACAGTGACTTGCCAAAAATGAAAGAGCTTGGAGCAATACAGGTGCCTAATAAAGATGGTACTGTAAGTTGGCTTATAAAAAATATAAATGATAGTTTTATCCAGAATACTTTAAATACTTTAGAGGATAAAATATATCAAATGTCTGGCCATATTAATTCTAATGAGCAATTGTCTAGTAATACAAGTAGTTTAGCCTTAAGGACTAGACTTATTTCTTTGTCTTTTGTTTGTAGTTTAGATGCAAAGGCAATGACAAACTGTATTAAGAATAGGCTTAGGATGTTATTTAAATATTTAGCTATAATAAGCTCTGGCAACTATGATTATAAAGATATTAAGCAAGTATATACTTATAATATTCCTTCTGATGATTTAGTAACCGCACAGATTATTGCGCAACTAGGTTCTAAGTTATCCACTGAAACTGCAATAGCTCAATTAAGTTTTGTGGATAACGTTAGTGATGAATTGAAAAAGATTTCCAAAGAACAGAAAGCTAATTCTATTGGAAATGCTTTATTGAACCCTCCAGTTGATACAGTGGTAACCAAGCCTGTAATAACTGAGCCTATAGTAACTGATCCATCGGTGGTGACTGAATAATGGATGAGGAATACCGTAAACAAATAGAACAAATTAAAATTGATGAAGAAGAACTTGCAGATAAAGAAATGAAATCAGTTTATGCAGAACAAAGAAAGGCATTAAGCACTCTTGATATTATGCTTGGTGAAATGTTTATTAAATATTCCATTGCTGGATTGCTTGAAATGAATCCCCAACAAATAGCCGGCATGGGTATCGCTGAGATACTTAAAAATATTGGTAAAACATTAGGTGAAGCAGAAGTTAAAACCGCAACTTCTATTTTAGAAAAAGCTTATGCGGATACTTATTATAAAAATGCATTTATTATGGATTCAGGCCTTAAAGTTGATTTGAAATTTGATATTTTAAGAAAAGAGTTTATTGATGCTGCAGTGAATACAAAATTTGCAGATGAATTGTTTTCAGATAGAATTTGGACAAACAAAGCGGATATGATAGATATGCTTCAGACTTCATTGATTGATACTATGCAAGGTAAGACAACAATAGATAAAGCCGGTAGAAATATTAGAGATACTTTTAATGTTTCTGCTTATGAGAGTCAAAGACTTATAAGAACTGAGAATGCAAGAATACAAAGTCAAGCATCTATAGATATTGCAAAGAATACTGGTGTAAAACAGCATATGTGGAGTGCTACTCTAGACATGAAAACAAATTCAAAGGATGCTAGTTTAGATGGGAAGATTTATAATATTGGTGATCCTAAGGAACCTGAAAACCCATTGCATCCTAATTGTAGATGCTGCTGGATAAACGTGCCATTCAATGGATGGTCCCCTGCCAAACGCATAGACAATGTAACTAAACAAATGATTGATTATAAAAGTTATGATACATGGTTAAAAGATAAAGGTATTTAAACATCTGAGAGGATGTTTTTTTATTATAAAAAATTAATGCACTCTATGGACTTATGTACATACAGGGCAGAAGGAGTAATAAATTATGGATTTACAAGAAATAAAAACATATATCGAATCAAACAAAGATAATGCCGAAGTTAAAAGCTATATTGGAGGTTTCATAACATCTGATAGAGTTGATACATTTTTAAATACTGACGATGGCAAGAAATTACTACAACCCAAATTAGATTCATATCATGGCAAAGGGTTAGAAACTTGGAAAACTAATAATTTATCTAAGTTAGTTGATGAGGAAGTTAAAAAGAAATTCCCAACCAAGGATCCAAATGAATTAGCGCTTGAGAACATGAAAGCAGAAATGGAGAAGATGAAAACAGAATCTTCCAGAAAAGACCTGAAGACTAATGCTATGAAAACACTTAGTGATAAAAAACTACCTACAGACTTGGTTGACTATTTTATTGGAGCAGACGAGGTTACAACAAATGCTAATCTTACTAAATTTGAAACCATACTCAATGCAAGTGTTACCTCTTTGGTAGCTGAAAAATTAAAAGGTGGGTATACACCTCCTAGCGAAAAAGGTGGAGTAGATCCAAACTCTATGGGAATGAAACTTGCACTTCAAGCTCAAGAATCGCAGAAACAAGCAGCAACAACAAAAAATTATTTTGATTAAAAAGGGAGGAAATTATTATGAAATTTAATTCAACAAGTTATACAAACAGAAATGAGATTTTAAAATTTGCAGATCACTATGTGTCTATTCCAGTTATGGTAGACGATGCTGGTATAGTTGCTAATGCCGATGGTAAAAAACTAGTACTAGCAGGTACTATAATCGGTGGAACTGGTTCAACTAATACTATACTTGCTAATGATACAGTGTTGGCTACTAAGCATAATACTCAGTCAGGTGCCACAACTGTAGCTGGTTCAGGAGTAGATGCTGAGGGTGTACTTTTAAATGATGTTGATGTTACCAATGGAGATGCTCCAGGAGCAATGTTAATTCATGGATTTGTTAATTTAAGCAAATTACCAGAGGTTCCAAGTGCGGATGCAATCGCAGCTTTAAAAACTAGAATTACATTTTTAAAATAATAAAAAGAAGGAACGGTGATATAAATGAATATTTATGATCTTTTTAAATCCAAAGAAATCGGTGTATATTACACTAACAACCCATCACTATTAATCCCATACATGGGAGCAACATTATTTCCATCTAAGAAACAATTAGGTTTGGATCTAAGTTGGATAAAAGGAGCTAATGGATTACCTGCAATATTGAAACCATCTGCATTTGATACAAAAGCAACTTTAAGGGACAGAATTGGATTTGACAAAATTGAAACTGAAATGCCTTTCTTTAAAGAGGCCATGAGAATCGGTGAAAAAGAAAGACAAGAGTTAAATAAAGTCTATGCTTCATCCAACTATGATCTAGTAATGCCATTAATCAATAAAATTTATGATGATGTTACAACTTTAGTGACTGGAGCTGAGGTTGCTGCAGAAAGAATGAGAATGCAATTACTTGCTACTGGTAGAATTTCTATAGTTGCTAATCGTGTAAATTATGATTATGATTATAAATTCCTTTCAACTCATAAAGAAGCTTTGCTTACTACTGCAATGTGGTCCGCGCTTACTACTGCTAAACCTATACAGGACATTCAAAGATGGCAGGATCAAGTAGAGGGAGATACAGGAAGTAGACCAACTAGAGCAATATGTACTAGAAAGACTTGGAACTACTTGCTTATGAACAACTCTATTAAGCTTGATTTAAATCCAACCGGTGGTTTAAACGTTATAATGACAGATGGTATGATGAAACAATATCTACAAGCTAAACTTGGTTTAACTGTTGCGGTTTATACTAAGATGTTCAAAAATTATGATGGTGCTGCAACATTATTCTTCCCAGACAATGTATTTACAATTCTTCCTGAAGGAAATCTTGGAAATACTTACTTTGGTACTACTCCAGAAGAAAGTGATCTTATGGCCGGAGCTAATGCTGATGTAACTATTGTTAATTTAGGAGTTGCGATCACTACGTCAAAAGAAGTAGATCCTGTTAATATCAATACAAAGGTATCGGCAATTACATTACCATCCTTTGAGGCAATTGATAACTTATTTATTGCAACAGTACATGCTTAATATAAACTAGATTAAGAGGGGGAAACCCCTCTTATTTTATAGTGAAAGGACAAGTGATTTAAATGGCAGTAAAAGAACTTAAAAAAGTTAAAGTTAAAATAATTGCTAATATTAAATATGGTGAAGCAATTCACACTATTGGAGATAAAATTTTTATACTAGCATCCGAGGTCAAAGAGTTTGAGTCTTTAAATTTAGTTAAAAGGGAAGAAATTGAAACTGAAGTAGGTGAGTAATTATGATACTTGAGGATTTACACACACTTTTACCAAATACCGATGCTTATTCAGATGCTGCTTTGGCTATTTATAAAAATCGTGCTATTACGTTTATTAAAAATTATCTTAATAATAAATATGATAGTGCCTATATAGAAGTTAATTTTGCAGATGCGATAATAGAGCTTGTTTATAATACCTATTTAGCAAAAGGGAAAGAAAATATCGCAAGTGAAAGCCAAGGATCAAGAAGTAAAGCTTATAAAGTTGCAAGTTTTTCAATGAGTAATAGTGTTAAAGATTTATTGCCATTGCCTAGTGTAAGGATGATGGGGTGATAAAATGTTTGATGATTATAAAGTAGGTATATATAACAAGCCTCCTGGTACCAAGGTAGGAGGTATATTTATCCCAGGCACATTAGCATGGGTAAAGGATATAATGTGCGATATGCAACCATATAGCCGAGCATTACTGCTAAAGAACTATGGTTATGATATTGAGGTTAATTATAGAATATATATAGACTATTTTGAAAAAAATATTAAGATAGGTACCATTTTGAGATATACTGACAAATATGATAAAGAAGTAAGTTTAGAAGTTAAGGCTATACCTTGGGCAGAGGAATACATGGAGGTGATGGCTCTTGAGTTATAAAAGCCACATGAAAGAAGTTTTAAAAGCTTTAGATAAAGCTAAAATAGGTATATGTAATGATATAGGTACATTTGTAGTTGCTGAGGCGCAAGTTCGTACTGTTGTGGATACTGGTAACTTGAAAAGGTCAGAAACTTTTGAGGTTATGCCTAATAATGCAGGGATATATGTTGGAGTTACAAGTGCCGCTCCGTATGGAATCATAATTGAAAAGGGTAGCACAAATCATCCGGCAAGACCATTCTTGGAGCCAGCAGTTATGGATAATATAAGCCAACTTAAAGACATAGCTGAAAGACATGTATATGCGAATATGAGTGGCAACTAATGTTGGCGCTATATAGTTTACTTAGTGATATTATAGAGCCTATATGTACATGTTTTGTGGGACATTATCCAACAGAACTTGAAAAAGTTTATCCTTATTGCACAATTGATTTCCCCAACGCGTTACCAAATAATAGTTTTTCAGATTTAAATCTATTATCTATTAATATTTGGGATAATAAAGATACGGACATAAGAGTAATTGAGGCTATAACGGACTCAATACACAAAGCGATAAATAAACTACATTATATTGATACCGTTATGCAAGTTAGTATATTCAGGAATACACCTTACAGGCTAAAAATTAATGATGAAATGATTGGAATACAAAGGCGAGAATTAAGATATGTAGTAAAAGTTTATAAAATATAAAGGAGTGATTTAAATGACCGAAGGAAGTGTAAATACAGTAGGTTATAGTGCAAATACACCTAAAAATTTACTTATTGATTCAGGCGCATTATATAAAAATTATGATGTTATTGGAAAGGAAGCATTAATAGGAGCAACTTCAGGTGGTAATGAATTTACTGTAAATGTAAAAACTAGAGATGTAAAAGTTGATGGCGTAAAAGGATTACAAAAGGGTTTGAGATTTATTACAGATGTAGAAATAAACTTAAAAACTAATATGCTAGAGGTAACTACAGACATACTTACAATGGCATTACTAGGCACTGCTGATACAAATGGGCTTGAATATGATGTTATAACTGGAAAGACAACTATTGAAGATGCGGACTATATTGAGAACGTAGCTCTTGTTGGCAGAATTTCAGGCTCCTTATTGCCTGTAATTGTAATCTTAAAAAATGTACTTAATACTGACGGTTTAAAATTTAAAACGCAAGATGATAAGGATAATGTATTGCCAATTACATTTACCGCCTTTAGCGATCCTACAACACCTACTGCTCTTCCATATGAAATAAGATATCCCAAAACAGTAGTGACACCTTAACCGGTGTCTTTTCTTTTATAAAAATATTGGAGGTTTGATTTATGTTAAAAGGTGGATGCTTTTTCCCATTACTAAAATTAATTAAAAAGGTAAATTTAAAACAAGATATAAAAAATCTTACAGTAAATGTTACTAATGAAACTGATGAAGAAAAGAAAGCAATATCTAATGATAATGGGTTAGATTTAGCTTTTATTATAATAGATAAAATAGCAGATGCAGAAAAAGAAACCTGGGATTTTATGACGGTATATTTAGAAAAACCTATTGAAGAAATTAAAGAAATGGATATATTTGATATTGCTGAAATAATAGCAGAATTAATTAAAGATAAAAGGTTTCAAACAGTTTTTCACAAAGCTATATCTTAAATGAGTGGGAAATTAAAGACTTACTTTTAAAGAGATATAGCAACATTGAATATGTTTTTAACTTAGAACTATTTGAATTTATAGAACTTTTAAATATGGCAATTATGAAAAATTCAGAGGAACAATTATGGGAACAATGGTTAGTCGATTATAGCAAAATGACTAAAGAAACTTTTATAAGTTTTAAAGAATATAAACTAAAGGCTATGAAGCCAAAAGTTAATAATAAAGTTGATGTTAAAAAAATAATTGAGGATGCTGAAAGGATCAAGAAAGCGGATCAAGAAAGGAGAAACTAGATGCAAATTTTTGAATTATTCGGATCTATACTTATTAATGATAATGGAAGTTCTAACAAACTTGATGATATAGATAAAAAAGCGGGTAAAACTGATGGAACATTTAGCAAAGGAATAGGTACTATTGCTAAATGGGGCGCTGGACTTGCAGTAGCTGGACTTGCGGTGGCAGGACTTGCGGTGAATGTAGGTGAAAAGTTACAAAAGGCATTGAACGGATTACAATCGGAAACAGGAACTGCCGATAAATCTATGCAAGGTATGAGAGAAAGTATGCTAAATATTTATAATAATAATTTTGGTGAAGATTTTGAGGATATTGGAACAAGCATGGCTACGGTTGCTAAAGCTACAGGGCTTACAGGAAAGGCTTTAGAAAGTGCAACTACTAATGCATTGTTATTGCGAGACACATTTGAAATGGATGTAAGTGGTTCAGTTAAAGCTACTGACCAATTAATGAAACAATTTGGTTTAACTTCAGAGCAGGCTTACAATCTAGTAGCACAAGGCGCCCAGCAGGGAATGAATAAAAATGACGATTTACTTGATATTATTTCAGAGTATTCGGTACAGTTTAAAACTATGGGTTTCTCAGCCGAAGAGATGTTTAATATGTTATCTAATGGTGCAAAGGCCGGTGGATTTAGTATTGATGTATTAGGTGATGCAGTAAAAGAATTTAACATAAGGTCAAAGGATGGGTCCGACGGAACCGCCAAAGCGTTTGAAGGACTTGGATTAAATGCAAAAGAACTAACAAAAGCTTTTGGTGCTGGTGGTGCGGATGGTAAAAAGGCTTTTACCGATGTTAGTGAGGCACTTGGAAAATGTAAGGATCCAATTTTGCAAAATCAAATAGGAACCGCACTATGGGGAACTATGTGGGAAGACCTTGGTTCTAAAAGTATACTGGCTTTAGGTGGTACTACAGGTGAGATAAATAAAGCTAAAGATGCCTTAGAAAAATTAAATGCAATAAAATATAATACATTTGGCGAAGCAATGGTAGGGATTAAGAGAAATTTAGAGACTGGAATACTTTTGCCTTTATCTGATAAAATTTTACCGATATTAGGGCAGTTTAGTACTTGGGTAATAGCAAATATGCCACAAATAAAAGAAACTGTAAATACTGCAATGACGGTTATAGGCAATGGATTCAATGCGGTTGGTGGATTTATTAAAGACAATGTATTACCTATATTTGTTAGTTTGTACGAATGGATAAAACCTAATATTCCAGCTATAAAAGAAATTATTAAAGGCGCTTTTGATGCAATGAGTGAAATATTTAAAGTTATATCGGATTATATCGTTAACAGTTTAGTTCCAGCTTATGCAAAAATACTTGAATGGATAAAACCTTATATGCCAGCAATCAAAAAAATTGTAGTCGATGCTTTTACTGCTATAAAAGATGTATTCAAAGTTGTTAATGATTTTATAGTCGCAAATGTATTGCCTATATTTGGTAAGATGAAGGATTGGTTTATTGCTAATTTCCCTCTTATTAAAGAAGCAGTTCAAAAAGCATATGATTATATAAAACCTAGTTTTGACAAGTTAGTAGCTACTATAAAGAGTGATGTAATGCCTATTATTATGGGTTTATGGGATACAGTGAAAAAGGCAATGCCAGGAATCAAAGCAATTTTTGAAATAGCAATGCCTTTGATAGTGGTGGCAGTAAAATTAGCAATAGATATAATAACTGCAATTATCAAAACAGTAAAAGAAATTTATGGTTACATTAAACCACCTTTAGATAAAGTTGCTGAACTTTTTAGCTTAATATTCGGTGGTATTAAAAAGGTTATAGAGGGAGTTCAAAAGGCAATAGAAGGGGTTCAAAAGGTATTAGACTTTTTCAATGGTACTGAATTGAAAGATAAAAATACAACAGTAACAACTAATTATAAAAACACAGGTATGCCAGCATCTTTTAGTAATATTGGTAAAAACGCAGCTGGTACTGATAACTGGCGAGGTGGGTTGACATCCATCAACGAAGTGGGCGGCGAAATAATTGATTTACCATCAGGAAGTAGAGTTATTCCCCACGATGTTAGTATGGAAATGGCCAAAAATGCTAATAAAACCGCTAGTTATGCTACAAGTAAAGCACCAGTTGTATTACAATTAGTATTGCAAAATGGAAAAGCTATTGCTGAATTTATAGTTGATGATTTAGATAATTTAATGGGGAGCAAAAACAAAATTACTGGAAGGAGTGTTGGCGTATGAACGGAATAACCTTTAATGGTAAACACTCTTTTTCTGACTTTAATTTAATTATGAATGGCAAAAAAATAAGTACACCATCAAAGAAAAAAATAAAAGAATCAGTACCTTTTATGAATAGTGTTTATGATTTTTCAACAGTTGGGAGTAATGGAGAAATAACATACAATCAAAGAGCCATAGAAGTGCAATTCACGTTAATATCTACTAATAAGGCAATGCTACATTCTAAACTAACTAAAGTACTTGAATGGCTTCAAGGGGCATCGCAAAATAAGTTGATATTTGATGAAATAAAAGACTATTATTTTTTAGCAGAAGTTGAGGATAATATCGAACCTATAGAAACAAGTGAAGTAGCAGAATTTACGGTTAATTTTATATGTGAACCTTTTAAAACTGGTACAAGTATAGAAGGTACTAACCAATATTGGGACACATTTAATTTTGAAACTGACTATTTACAAAATACTGATTTTGATGTAGTTGAAAGTAGAAATATTACAATTTACAACGCAGGAAGAAATACATCGCCTATGATAAGCACATCTACAACTGGAATGTCAGTTACTATAAATGGGAATACCTTTGATTTGTTTGAAGGAGATAACACAGATTATATGTTTAAATTTAAAAATGGTGCTAATACAATAATCGCAACAGGCACCGGACAAATTGGATTTTATTTTTGGAAGCAGGTGCTTTAATGTACAAAATAAGCATTTACAATTATGGATTTGAAAATGTAATACATTACCCTAGTGCGAGCAAAGAAACTCCTCATATTATGGCATCTGATTTACAAGAGAAGTTAAGCCAAGCTGATAATTTAACGTTAACTATTCCTTATAATAATTCAGGATATAACTCATCAAAAGAGTTGTCTACTAAAGTAAAAGTATCTAAAATAAGTGATAATACAATAGTCTTTACAGGTAGAATACTTAATATTAAGGATGGTATGAGTTCAAGTGGAGAGTTTACAAAAGAATGTATTTGCGAAAGTGCGTTAGGCTATATGAACGATTCACACTCAAGGAGAACTACTTATACTAATCAAAACCCTACTGCCATTTTAACAAGCCTACTAGCAAGGCACAACGCTACTGTAGATTCAACTAGACAAATACAACTTGGAATTATTCAACTAACCCAAAATATCACAATTTCCTATAATTATGAAACAGTTTTAAACGCGATAATTAAAATAAGAAACATACTAGGAGGGGATTTACTTGTTAGAGAAACAGGTGGAGTCCTTTTTTTAGATTATTTAATGCAACAAGGTTCAAATAATGGTGTACAGATAAGACTAGGACACAACCAAAAATCGTTAATAAATGAATATAATGCAGCGGATATAATTACAAGATTAATTCCTTTAGGTTATGGATCAGGGATTAATCAACTTGATATAACTAGTGTAAATAGTGGATTAGATTATATCGACAATATTGATGCAAAAGCTAAATATGGAGTAATCGAAGGACAGGGAACTAATGCAGACATACAAGATGCAGGAACACTTAAAATATGGGGGACAACGCAACTAAGTGAGAATTCACAACCAGCTTTAAGTGTATCTTGCGATATGTTGGATTTGTCTACTATAGGTATAGATAATCCTTTAGATTTAGGCGATACCGCAGAAATAATAAATAATGTAATGAATTTTGATGTATTTGCAAGGGTAATTGAAAAAGCTACCGATTTATTAGCACCTTATAACCCTAAAATAGTTATAAATACAAAGCCTATAAAGCTATCAGACAATGTAGTTAGCTTAAAACAAAGAACTCTATCGTTAGAAAATGCACCACAAGGCAACACCTATATAGATACTTTTGGGTACGCAGAAAATATAGACTCAACACATCCCTTTACTTTACCTATATGGATTAGTCCTGACATAATTTTTATAAATAGAGTTAGGCTACATATAGATGGGCAAAGATATCGCGGTTATGAAGTTGGTTCAGATGCACCAATTAGAACAGATGAAAATACTTACTATACAGCGCAAGAAGTAGCGGTTGCAAACACACCTCATATGCACCAATATGGCTTAGTGGCACATGTGCACTCAACAAAATACGGGATAATTGAAGATGATATGAGCATTCCCTTTAATTGTATTGTAAAAATAAATGGAGTAGAAATTGCAGGACCATTTTATGATTTATTTTCGCAAGATATTGATATAACGTCTTATATAAATACTCCAGGAGAAACATATCAACTTGAAGTAAGCAACGATAAAAACGCAAGGGTAAATGTGTGGGTATCAATTCAAGCATTTATTCAAGCTAAATAAGGAGGAATTTAAGTGGCAAATATAACAGATGATATATCACGAATAAGAGCAGCAATATATGGTGAAGAAGTAAGAGAAAGCATTGCAAGTGGTATAGAAAATATAAATGCAGAAGTTGAATCCACAACTTCAAGACAAACCGTTGTTGAGAGTAGACAAACCGAGGTAGAAGGTGAACAGGATGCACTTGGAGTAAGACAAGATGTAGCAGATGCTCATGAAGTAACAAGACAAACAAATGAAACTACTAGAGTAACAGAATTTGATGATATTAAAACGGATTATGATATTTATAAAAATGTGATGATTGATGCCAGTCCAGTTGCTAATTTACAAAATCAAATCAATAATAATGTGGCGCAATTGTATGATAATACACCACATGAAGAATACGAGGGCAAGAAATATTTAATCAATAATCCTTATCGCTATGGTGGAAATTTACAGTTAAAAGGACAAACACATTGCCATACAACGAATTCAGATGGAGTAGATTCACCTACTGCTTTAGTTACATCATATAAGAATGCAGGATATAATTTTATGACAATTACTGACCATAATTTTATAACACCAAATCCAAATGTTGCAGGAGTAACGTGGATAGGAACGAGTTGTGAAGAATCACAAGAATTACACGTTAACGCATTTAATATTGATACAAGAGATGGAACATTAACAAACGCACAAGATATTATGCTATACCATCGCAACAATGGGAAAATGACAACTTTGAATCACTCAAACTGGAGTTCCAATGAAGCGCCTTATGGTAAGCCTTTATCTAAATATGACATAGTAAAATTTAGAGACTATAATTTCATTGAGGTGGTAAACGGTGCTACTGAAACTTTTGCCGAAAAGCAATGGGATTGGGCGTTAAGCAGCGGACACAAAGTTTTTGGGATAGCGGCAGATGATTGCCACGATATTACTAACTTTGGTTTTAACTCTGGATGGATCATAGTGAAGGCTAACGAAAACACAAAAGATACTATATTGAGTAATATGCGAAAAGGTAATTTCTATGCAAGTAATGGCAATGATATTTTAATTAATGTAGTAGATAATATTATTACTGCTTCAAGTACGGCATCAAGCAACCTTTCATTTATCGGCTTAGATGGGAGGATATTACAGACAAATACGGCTATAACTAGTGCCAACTATACTATAAAAGGCAATGAATTATATGTACGTGTTGTTTCAACCCGTGTTTCTGATTCTAAAAAAGCTTGGTCACAACCTATATTTATAGATAGTATAGGAACGGACGGTTCAATTGCTACTAAATTATATCCAACTGTAATTAATCCAAATCTTGTTATTAACGGCAATTATGAAATTAATCAAGGTCGAGTTAGTCAGCCAATAGGAGGCTACTTTATTGATAGGTGGAAAATTTCGGGTTCTGATGTATCAACACAAGGAATGTCCCAATCAATAATTCAATTAAACAATGGTGAACTTCCAAATGCTTTAAAATATTGTAGAATTTCAAGCACAGCAGATTTTGCATCGGCTTATGCTGGTTTAAATTACATTTTAGAACAGTCAATTGAAGATGGAACAAGACATTATTGTGGTTATGGGAAAAAGGTCACTTTATCATTTTGGGCGAGAAGCAATATAGTTGGAAAACGTATTGGATTAAATTTAATTCAAGCCTACGGCACAGGAGGATATACATCTGAACAATTGGTTGGAAAAGTAATTACTTTAACAAATGTTTGGGAAAAACTCGAATGTACTTTTGTAACAAATTCTATTATTGGTAAAACTATAGGAGTTGGTGATAGCTTAATACTTAGAGTTTGGATAGCTTGGAATAGTTCTTTTGATGCTAGATTCAATGGCAATGCAGTAAGTGAGATTTTTGGTGGGGCTATGCAGTTTGATATTGCGAACATAAAACTAGAACAAGGTGATCTCGCAACTCCATTTATTCCTAGATCAACCTCCGAAGAATTATCTTTGTGTCAAAGATATTATGAAGTTTCAGATAGTTGGGTTCCAGTAATTGCATCTGACACTGGTCAAGTTATAGGAACTAATTTTATGGTGCAAAAAAGGATTGCTCCAACTATAACTATAACTGCACCTACATCTGGGACAACTGGAAACCTTAATAATTTGTCTGACGCAACCAATTTTCCGATTACTGCAATGTCGGCATCCACACAAAGAATCCAATACATGAATGCGACTGGTACTACTAAAGGGAATGCTTATATTTTTAAATATATAGCAGATGCAGAAATGTAATAAATACTAGGGAATTAGTATGCACATAGGAAAATCAATTGAGAAATTACAAATCCTAGTGTATACTAATTAATAGTGTAAAGGAAAAGGAGAGTGTATACATTGGGTAAGGTAGAAAGAGTATTTTATTTAGATTTTATAAGGGCGATATCAATAATATTTATTGTTATTGTTCATTTTGATGCCTCCTTAGTTGGGCATTCTATTGATGTACGTCTACTTTCATTAGGATATATTCCAATCGGTACGTTGGCACGAATTGGTGTATCATTGTTTTTTATAATTTCGGGTGCTGCATTGATGTATACTTATCAAAATGATTTTTCAATCAAAAATTATTTTAAAAAAAGATTTATTGCTATATACCCTATGTTTTGGACAGCGTATACTATTGCACTTTTGTATTTGTTTTATACTTTTTATGGAATTAATCATCTTGTACCAAAGTGGACATTTTTATTAACTATTTTTGGAATGGATGGTTATTTACTATATTCAATACCTAATTTCTATATACTTGGAGAATGGTTTTTAGGATGTATAATTCTATTTTACGTGTGTTTTCCTATTCTTAGAAAACTTTTAATCAAATACCCAAAATTATTAATAATTTGTGTTAGTATTGTTTATATTGTAGTTGTAGAAAAGTATGTTTTCAAAATGCAAATTGATCGTAATTTACTTACAAAACTACCTGAATTTCTATTCGGCATGTGTTTTATTCTATATATTAAGAGAGTAAATGTATATGAATTTGTTGGGGCTTTATGTATCAGCACATTTATGATATTTAAAGCATTAAATATACACCCTATGTACAAAATAACTATTATTGGCATTTCATCATTTATTGTATTGACTTTTATAGGACAACATATTAAACTCGAAAAGATCAAAGAACCATTTACATTAATCAGCAAATATTCTTATGCTATTTTTTTAGTTCATCATGTAGTCATTGAACAAATGTTAATAAGATTTAATGGTAAGAAAATAACTCCTACTGAATCTTATTGTTTATTTATTATAGTTTGTATTTTTATAGCTATAATATCTGTTTGCGTGTATAAAATCTCTAATAAAGTAAGTAGATATATAAAAGAAATACATTTAACTAACCATTCAAATGAACATTCAAAGGTAGATATTACTATTTCACATTAGGAAACTATGACGACATAACTAAGGCACTCGGAAGGGTATCTTTTATATAATAATAACTCTAAATTAAATGATTATTATGCACATATATAGACAAGCCTTCATAGTATATATTAAAAAAATATAGGAGGCTTGTCTATGTGTAATAGATGTAACAATAGGGGTAATGATAGGATAGAGGATAGTTTTGAAGATGATAGATTTAATAATAGGTGTAGGTGTCATCGTGTTGACCCTAATAACGATTGGTGTCCAGGTTGTTCAAATGATAGTTTTTGCAATAACTTTAATGATGATGATTGCTTTGATAATTTTAACGGTTGCAATAGGTGTAACCGTTGCAATAGACGTAATAGGTGTGACCGTTGTAATAGATTTAGGTAGACAAGCCATTAACCCACTGGGAATATGAAGGCGAACTAACTACAAAATTAAATAACACAATATAAGAGGATCCTCCAAGGGTCCTTTTTTATATCAGATTTTGAAAGGTGGTGATTTTAATATGTGGTTTTGGTTTTTATCTATTATAAGTCAAATACAACCATAATTTAAACAAAGCCCTCAAAGTTATTTTGGGGGTTATGTAATTTTAAGAGGGACATATAAAACATATTTCCTCCAAACAAAAGATATAAATAAAACTTCTAGGAGGTAATAATGGGCGAAGAGGGAACAAATTTAAGACTAGTTAATATCGAAGAAAATGTTAAAGAATTGAAAGAAAATGATAAAGAACAAACTTTAAAAATGGTAGAAATGGAAAAAAGCAATATCCGTATAGAGATAAATTTAAAAAAGATATTAGAAACTTATACAACTATTAAAAATACAGCTATTGGTTTTTTCGTGTTAAATATATTAGGAATGTTATGGTTTGGATCACAGAAATAGGAGGAAATATTATGAAAGGTATAGATATTTCAATTTTTCAAGGTCATATAGATTTTAAAAAGGTAAAAGCAACGGGCGTGGAAGTAGTAATAATTAAAGCTACACAGGGCACTGGCTACACTAACGCAATGTTAGCAGAACATTACAAAGGGGCTAAAGCAAATGGCCTTAAAATAGGTTTTTATCACTATTTAACTAAAGATAATCCAATAGTACAAGCAAGGCAATTTCTAGAGGTTACAAACGGATTAATAGCTGATTGTAAATATATTATGGACGTAGAGGGTGAATGGACTATAAGACAAGCTAGTGAAGCGACTAGGTCCTTTGCAGATTATCTCATACATCAGAAAAAAGAAGTTGCTATATATACTGGGGACTATTTCTACAGAGATAACCTTAATAGCACTGTTAAAGACCTGCCAGTATGGATTGCTAATTATAGTAGTAATATAATGGCTAAAAATAATATTGGTGTTCAGTATTCTGAAACAGGCACCGTAAACGGAATCATAGGGCATGTTGACTTAGATACTTTCAATGCAGGTATTTTGTTAACTCCTAAAGTGGCTGCTAAACCTACTTTAAAAATAGGCACAGTTACTGCAACAACTTTAAATGTAAGAGAAGATGCTGGCACAGGCTTTAAAGTAATAGGACAATTGCACAAGGGCGATAAAGTCACAATTGCAAAAGCCATTGGACCTAATTGGTATAGTATTTATTTTGGTAATCATGGCGGATATGTTAGCTCAGAGTTTATAAAATAGGAAAGGAAGTGGTCTTCCCTATCTAAATCTAAATTTAAGGAGAGTGTATTATAAATGCAAGATTTTTTATCAATTCTTTATCCAGTGTTATTAACAATTTTAACAGGAGTTTTAGGCTATATAGGAAAAGAGGTAGTAAAACTAACGCCCAAGTTAATTGACTTCGTAGTGGCTAAAATAGGGCTTACAAACTACACTAAAAGCAAACTCGTAGCTTTGGATATCTGGAACATAGTCGAAGAAGACTTTAGAATAAATAATATTATTGGAGATACAGTCCAGGCTAAAATTGTAATGTTTGAAACTTTAATAAAACAAAAGGTACCTGGCATAACAGATGCGCAAATAGAAAATTTTAGACAGGCCATTGCTGGGGAATTTAATAAAGATAAACCTTTAATTATAAAAGCCATAGAGGATCCGATAACAGTAGTAACTCCAATTATAAAATATTTTGCAGCAGATGGAATAACAGAATTACAACCAGTCATCATAGCAGCTCCAATAACAACTATATAATTTAAAAGCCTGAGGTTAGATAAATCTAGCTTCAGGCCTTTTTTTATGGTAATAAAATATTTTGTTTTATTGGAATAATTGGATTTTGTGTTTTCAATGATATAAATTTATCTATCTGATTTTGTGTAGTTAAAACCGTTAAAGCGCTATCATCTACGTGTGACCAATCACCGTCAAGTGTACATATTGTATGTATATCCTCTGATTTGTTTAACGTATATATAGCGGAATCTCCCCACTTCAAAGCATGTTTTACTTGATTTTTAGTGATTTGTTTAAGTGTCTCACTATTTATCGATCCTACTGGCTCTGGATAAAAATTAGGAAGCTTATTAAGCTCATTTAGTAAATCTGCAACATCATTATTAGAGTTTGATAAATAGAAACGTGGATTTTTATTAAAATCAAACTTGTTACGTGGTATTGTTTTACTTTGGGTAAGTATAGTTAATTCCTCAAATGTCTTAGTGGTTATGCACAGAATATTGTTGTTTTTAGATGTATTTTTAATGAATTCTTCACATATGGAACTCTGGTCATGGGTATTGTGTTGTCCCCATATTTCTAATATTACACATGTATCAATTGATATTAACTCATTTGATTTAGGCAAGGAATTAATATCATTTAATAATTTAAATTTAGGGTCCAATATCACTCACCCCTTAATTTTGATAAAAGTTTCTTGTTTTCTTCATAATTAGTACGTTTATTACGCAGATTAAAAAAAACTTCTTCACATATTGAATCTTTTTGTATGTCAGACATTTCAAATAATTTTTTAGCTTTACAATATTCTAAGGCTATGTTTTTTACTGCCATTTTAGGCACCCCTTTAATTATTTAATTATTTAATTTCTCGAAAACATGACTATATTTATCTATATAATCATTATATACTAAATTAAACCTATTTAGAATTAAATTTATGTTAATATTTGTAAGAGTGTAAATGCATTCAAAAAATACAAGATCGCCGTTAGCTAAGTAGGGTTCAACTTTAAATTCACATAGTGTGTTCTCAAAATTAAAAAAGCTACGCAATCCTATTCCAATCACACCTGGAACATATGAATAATAACTAGTTTTAGTAGACTCCATATAACCTGGTTTTTCAAAAGTCTCAAACTGTTGAAAAGTTAGTTTTTGTATGTTTTCATCTATTAACAAAGTATTAAATATATTTACTAAATCATCGGAAATGGTCTTAAAATCAGGGTCAATTGTAGAATAAGAAATTTGGTTTGGAACTATATTAATTGTAGTTTTACTATCACTCATAACAAGCTGTTGATTATTTACTAATACACCATTTTTATATTTTGTCCCAAAAACAGAATTTAATGCTGTAACTTTTTTATTATTTATTTCGCCTATGTTGCATGGAATAAAAAGATTTAAAGTTCTTGACATAATTTTTCCCCCTTTTGTTTTCCCTAAATTATACTTTATATTCCACATTATATCACTATATTTTAAAATATAAAGAAAATTAAACCTTTTTAATACATTAATTAATCGAATGTTGTTAATTCCAACTAAGTTATTCTTCATATATTGGAAAAATAAGAGCTAACCACTCTTATATTACTACTTTACATTAGAACATATGTTCTATATAATAACCTTAGAGGTGGTAATTATGGAATATATGCTAAAGAATTCATTACAGGATCATAAAATTGTAACTATAATGTACCAAAGAGGAAAAGAGATAACACAGAGAGACATAAGAATAATGAAACTAATGGATAAAGACATAGAAGCGTACTGCTATTTAAGGCATAAGGTTAGGCATTTCAAGAAAGAAAATATATTAGCCATTACGTATAAACAGTAGGAGAGGGTAGCATGAAATGCCTAACCT